ATGATCTGTTGGTCGGCGAAGAACTTGATGTCGGCGATGATATTGAGGAAATCCAAGAAGAGGATTTGCCGATTAAAGACTGAAGCAGATATTATGTTCGTTCAAAATTAGACGTAGTCATCTAAAACGTAATTCATATGATAGAAATTAATCTATCTGAAGAAAGCGTGATACTAGGAGTTAAAGAAGCATGCCAAAGCCGGTGAAAATCGATAGTCGTAAGTTTTTGAGTGCCATCAATGAGTCTGCACAAGCGAATGTGGCACTTTATGAAGAAAAGGTTAGCCAGCTAGGACGCAGTGCCGGTAAAAGCTGGAAGCTGGCTTCTTTAAACAACAAGAGTTTGTATATTGAAGACTCTCAAAGCAACACTTATTACGTTGCAGACCATAGCAAAGAACATGGTAAGGTAACAATCACGAATATTAGACCGCTCCAGATCGTTGAAGGCGAGAAAGAGGGCCTGTTCGCAGAGAACTGCTTAAAGCTAGTGCAAGCTATTTCTGAGAACGATCAAAAAGGAATGCAGACCGTATTCGATCGGATGAAAGCCCAGAGATTTTCTTCGCGAGCAGTGCCTCATTCAGGATCTGTAAAATGCAAGGATGGGGTTCTACGTAAGATTAATATTGTCCCAGAGAGTGCTACATTCACTGAAAGTGAAAGACGCAAGTTAATTTCGACGATTGTTGAAAGCTTGTCGGACAATGTGATCGTAGAGAACGGCAACATCGTAGGTGGCACATTTAACGACGGCGAACCGATCAAGCTTCCAGTGACCAAGTGGGCATCAAGGAAACTTGTAGCCAAGCGGATGTTAGAATCTGCAAAGAACGCATACTGGTCAGAAGGATTCCAAAAGAGAATCTACGATATCTCACGGTTAGTCGCTGAGTCGAAAATCGAACAAGCTGTACATGCCGTTGCTCCATTCTTGGACGAAATGGAAGAGTTTACTCTTTTAAACCAGAACCAATGGCAGGAATTGGTGGAAAACGCATTAGCTGCAAATGCTGTTTTCAATCAACAGCTATGCGAAGACACAGCGACTTTGATGTTCAAGACGAACATGCGAATTAGCCGCGAGAAGATCGTGAAAGAATGGCGTAACATTGCTGTGAAGACAGAACACCCTGTTTTAGCGGAAAATGTGAGCGTTCTGGCTGATTCGCGCAATTTTGAGTCTTCCTATCAGAAGTTTTTATCTCTGATCTTTGAAGCCGTATCGAACAGAGAAATAACCGCAGAAGCTCTAGCTACTACTTTAGAAGTTTTGAAGAACAAGACTCCTAAAATTAAAGAGTCTCATGATTTGTCCAGTAAGCTTGACAACTTGGTAGCACGCTTGAAAGATTCGAACTTAGATGATGCTGCGATCTACGAAGCAGAAGACTTAATAGCGACAATCCAAGAAGAGCTAACAGCTAACGACTCACTCCAAGATTTTGATCAGATGCCCGGATTGGGCGGAGGCGATGCTGGGTTAGATGTAGAGGCAGGTAGCGGAACACCGGTAATCAACATTAACTCTCCACTCATTCAGATCGGTGGAAGCAGCTCGGCAAGTGGCGATCAAGGTGAAGATGATCTTAGCGATCTAGATATGGGCGAAGAGATGCCAAGCGAGGAGGAAAGCTTGGATGACTTACTTGGCGCAGCCCCAACGCAAGCACCTGCCGCTCCTGCTGCTGCACCAGCACAGGCCCCAGCTGCTCCTGCAGCCGCCCCCGCTTTTGAAAGCAGACTCAAAGGCCGTGCTGTGAATGAGTCTCGTCCGGTTCATTATGAGATGAAAGACGAAAATGACGATGACATGCCAGGTGAGGAAGAAGAGATTGAAGAATCCAATGATCCATATTCTTACAATGGTGGCTCTGTTGTCGAGCATACCTTGTTAAATGACTATGGTTCTCCTGTGATATCAGACAGAGCAGACTTGGCTAAGATCACCAACGTCATGAGAAGATTAGCTGTCACAAGAAGACTTACTGGTGAGATGCTAGAGCACAATCTGCCAAGCATGGCTGAAGCGAGTATCAAAGCATTAGGCATCAGACTTCATGAATCGAAGATGCCGAGAGCTATTGAACAAGCAATCGAGTTGTTCAATGAAGAATCAGGAAAGAATCCTTTCCCTGGGGCTGCACCGCCTTTCGGCAAGAAGTCTTCTGTTGATAATGATGGCGACGGCAAGTTCAACTGGGAAGATGAAGATGAGAGCGAAGACGATAGCGAAGATGAAGGAATGGCTGAAGAGCAATACCATAAGCCAAGCATTCCACAGAGAGGATACAAGAAAGCTAGCGTTCAACAGTTAGAAGAGGGTATAGCTTGGGGGACTTCTCAAGCAGATGCTGTACTCGGTGAGTATCGTGGTGTCCCATTCATCTTCGACCATGGTGGAGATAATCAAGCATTATCACCAGTAATCTTGAGTGAAGATGGATCGGTCGAAATTCCAATTCCAGCTAATCTGGTGGAGAGTGCTTTCGCTGCTGCTAATATGGCCAGTGGATCAGGAGAAGCATTCTGTCAATGGCTTGGCGGTTCGATCGAGCAACTGCGTCCTATTACTGACGACGAGGATTTGTCGATCAGTGAGGCGATGGCAAAGATTACTACTGGCCCAGATGGGTCGATATCAGTCGAAGTTTCAGATGACGTTGAAGTCAATGAGCTTGGGGACGATATGGACGATATGGACGATATGGGCGATATGGAAGATGAGGGAGAATCAGAAGCAGAATTTGACTTAGACAATGACGGTGAAACCGATGTAGAAGTCGAAATGGACGACGAAATGCAGCCAGTTGATGCAGTGGATGTCTCAGTGGTAGATTCAGAAGCTGGCGACGAAGATGAGATGCCAGATTTTGACGATGAAGAGTCCATGGATGATGACGGCTCAGATGAGTCAGAGGACTTCGGCGACGAATCTGATGAAGACGAAGGCTTGGCAGAGGACAATGATATCACTGATCCAAAGAGTGCTAAGTACGCGAAGCACACGAAGGAGAACTTGCGTGATATGCCGACACCAAAGCTCCCAAAGAAGTCAGATGACCAACTAGACAAACTCGGACCGACGCTTAAAAACGACGACGGTTCGGGCACGAAACCACCAGTAGCAAGGAAGGGCAGCTAGCATGCTACCAAGTCGCAGTGCTTATATTGGTAATGGGATGATTATCGATAGGAAACTGATAGCAGAAACTGGTGTAATACCAGTAGGTCTACAGCTGATTACAGATACCTTCCCATTCCAAGTCATCGATAAAAAAGAAACGGTGACAGAAGATGTAAATGGTCGAGAAGTACCGGTGATGAGAGTTACCGGCCTTTTCCAAATGGGCGATAAGGAAAATGCTAACCAGCGTTTTTACTCTACCAAAGATGTTTTAGCTCCGGCTGTACAAAGCATCCAAGAAGATGTAAGTGGTAGGGCGGTGATGGGCGAGTATGATCACCCCGCCGATGCTAAGATCCACTTAGATCGCGTAAGTCATCTCATAACGAAAATATGGATGGATGGACGCAAGGTCTTTGGAGAAGCTGAGATCTTACACAAGTTACCACTAGGTGCATGCCTTAGAGGACTATTCGAGCATAAAGTTCGAGTCGGTATCTCTTCTAGAGGCGTTGGTGACATGGAGGTAGCTGAAAACCACGGGCAACAGATCTACCGCGTCATGCCAGGCTATGCTTTCGTTACTTGGGACGCAGTAGCAGAACCATCGGTTAGCGGAGCTATCCTTAATATTCAAGAAGGTCTGAACAGACGCTTGAATCCCATTAAGAAGTTACGGAATCAATTTACGCCAGAGACTTATAACAACTTGGTAGTAGAAGAAATAAACGACTACTTCGGGTTGAATAAGAGAGGCCCAAAATCAGGTTTGAATACTAGAAGCTTGCGAACGCGTAGCTAATATTATTCGTGCAAAAATAATTTCAGCAGTTCCAGGAGCAATTTGACTATGAAAATCAAGAACCTTTTAGTTAAGGCAGGCTGTAACCCAGAGTTGGTTGACAGCATTGTTGAGTCTTTGGAAACTTACAAAGCATCTGTCAGAGATGAATTTGAAGCAGATTTCAAGGCTCGGATTGAGCAGGCAAAGAAAGTCTGCCTGGAAGAAACTGAAGCATACAAGAGAACACTCGCGAAGCGAGTGCAGACCTTTTGTGAGACGAAAACTGCTGCTGTTGAAGCAAGCGTTGCTAAGCAGTCGGCCCTTAATGAGTCTGAAGCAGCCTCCAAGCTACGCCAGTTAAGCAATATGCTTAGCGGCTATGCAATGAATGGTGCTGATAATGGACAAATTACAGCCGCGTTGGGTAAAGAAAAACGCAGAAGCCAGCAGTTGAGCGAAGAGAAGAGTAAGGCGATTGAAGTCGCTAACCGTCAAACCGAAATTGCCAAAAAGGCTCTTAAGGAAAACCGACGTTTAGCTACTGAGTTAGCGAACGCTAAGAAGCAAATTGCAGAGGGTGTAGTACCTCAACGCAATTCTACGCGGATCGACGAGAGCCGCAAGCCTGCTTCGACCCCACGCACTCACCGCCCAACGCTTCTTGAGAATCAGGATCGGAGAGCTAAACCGGCACAGCCAACCGCTCTTAATAAGCGGACTGGCATTTCGGCCATTGCTGAAACAATGGACACTGACCTGATCTAATAGTAGATCGATTGTCGAACCAACAAAACCCAACGCCAGGAGAAACTGAAAATGGCTTTACGTTCAAGAATGGTACAACGCGGTGGTCGGCACCTCGTTGAGAGCACCAATGCAAGACGACCTATTAACGAAGTCGTCGATCCACACGCTGCAAGCGTTATGCGGGAGTCGAAGAAGAACGGCCTCGTTAAAAAGTGGTCCCCAGTTCTGCAGAAATGCCAAGAAGTCACGCCAGGTAAATTTGGCTTGATGGCGGCAATTCTGGAGAACCAGTACAACCACAACAGCCCAACCAATCGTTCGATCATTCTCGAAGATCAAACGACCACTGCGAACATTGCTGACTTCACCCGATTCGCCTTGCCTCTGATTCGCAAGTCGTATCCGAAGCTCATCGCTGATAACCTTGTCGGTGTCCAGCCAATGAGCCAACCAGCCAGCTTGATTTTCTACATTCGATACCGATACGCTTTGACCAAGGGTCAAACTGTTGCTGGTACTCAAATCATGCGTCAGAACACGGCTCAAGGATATGCTCGCCAAAACGGTTGGGCACTTGATCCGTACTACTCGTCGCAAGAAGTCCGTGGCGAAGACGCTACGATCGTCGGCGGCACAGTAGTTAGTGCTACTCTCGCACACCGACCTGTATTGGCCGGTACCGTGATGGTCGAGGTTTTTGCTAGCGAAGCAGATGCCAGCCCAAGCTGCGACGATGCTGAACCATGCTTGCGAGTTACTTTCGATGCCAACGGCGATGCCGACAACGTCATCATCGGCGATTGCACCGATTTTACCTCCACGATCTCGGTAGACGTTTCGACCCCAGGTGCGACAGCTTTCAACCACACCACCGGTGCAGTACAGATCAGCCTTGACGGCGGATCGTTCCCAGTTGGAGCTGTTGCTCGCGTCAATTACGACTATGACCTCGAAGCGAATCCTTTCCAGCCAGAGGTGACTCTGAGCATCGATAGCGATTCTGTCGCAGCGATTACCAGAAAGCTCAAGACTTCTTGGTCGCTTGAAGCCGCTCAAGATCTCAAGGCCGTCCACAACATCGACGCTGAAAGCACGCTGACCGATCTGATGGCTGATGAAATGGTCGCCGAAATCGACCGGGAAATCATCAATGACCTCATCATCGCTGCTGCTATCCGTGCTAACCACAACTTTGCGACTGCTGCTGGTGCCTCGGTTAACTTCACCGACCGCAACATCGCCCTGATGTACAAGGCACTGGAAGTCGCGAATATCATCCACAGAACCACCCTCCGTGGTCCTGCGAACTGGATGGTTATGTCATCCGACATCTGCTCGAAGTTCGAACAGCTTAACGACTTCCGAGCATCCGATGCTTTCACGACTGAAGGCGTTGATGTCGGGATTATGAACGTTGGTACGATCCAAGGCAAGATGAAGATCTACAAAGATCCTCTCTTCCCGAACTGCAAGATTTTGATGGGCTTCAAGGGATCTAGCGTTTTGGATGCTGGTTACTTCTACGCACCATACATTCCATTGCTCTCGACCCCAACCGTTCTCGATCCGAACAGCTACACTCCGTCTAAGGGTATCATGACCCGATACGGCAAGAAGCTCATTGAAGACGGTGGTCTTTACTACGCGACGATCAACGTCAGCAACCTGTAA